GGCCGTTGGACTCCCAGCCGCTCTTGATGGCGTCGACTTCGCTTTTCAAGGTGTCCAGTTGGGACTTCTCTTCGTCGGTTGCGGCGCGGCCTTCGGCGGCGATCTTCGCCACAATGCCGGTCAGGGTGGCCTGCTTGGTCACCAGTTGGTCATATACGGATGCACTCATAGGAATTCCTCTCGCCTTGCGGCGATTGTTTGGGATTGGGGTGTTGGGAGTGGTGGGGAAGGCGGTAGCCTTCTGGGAAACCCGTTCGACTAGCGGAACAGGTTGCGGTTGCCGATATGCTGGCAGTGGCTGTTGTCGCCGGCGCGCTGCCCGTAAATCGTCTGGCTTGCGAAACTTCGCTGGTGCTTCTCGGCTAAGTCGATGCGGAAAACTTGGCCGTCGCTCCGGTGGACTTTGGCGACTTGGTTTCCCCAAGTGAGAACGAACTCGTCAACCTTGTCGGGCTCCAGGGTTTTGAGTTGATGTTCGCCGCGGTAGACCTTGGCCTTCTTCGTTTGGGTGGCCATTATTCGGCGTCTCGCTGAGGGTTTGGCGGATCGCCCCCGGGCTCGTGTGTAAACAGCGATCCCATGGCCATCGAAATGACGGTGTTTAGGTTCAACACAATTGCTCCCGCTACTAAGCCTTCGGCGATAGTTGCAATCTGCCGGTCTCCAGAGCAAAAGGCGGTCCTGCCTTCGTCGGTCTCCTGATCGAATATCACCAGATACGGCCGCGAAGCGTGACCGCGCCATGAATCAAAAAACTCGATCACGGCAAGCCGGATTTGCTGTACCACTTCGGTGGCCTTCGCATAGTCCACACCAAACGGACTCATCGTCTCTATCGCCTTGATCGTGAATATTTCGATCAGGCAAAACCGGCGAAAGGTCCGCTCCCCAAATTTGACAGACTTGAAGCCGATCAGCTTTCGGTTGCAAAGAATCTGAAGGTCGGTGGGTTCGATGCCTGTTGCTTTCACGACATCCGCAGCAGAGTAGGCTTCTTCCCGGAGATTGTCGAAGGTGTATTGAAATTTCATGGCGTGGCTTTCCTAGGGAGCCCTTTAGGCTCCGTGGTTGCGGCCCACTAAGTCCGCGTGTGCCTTGTTTCCAAGGACTTTGCCCTACAATTTCGATAATAAAATAAAATCATCGTCGGTCGCAAGCACTATTTTGAAGTTTTTTCGGCCCCGGCAAAAAACCTCAAAGTTGGTAGAGACTCGCGCGTGATGGCACGTGCGGTGTAGGCGCCAGGTTGCATACGAATCGTACAAAATTCCCGTTATGGATTTCGGGGCGGGATGCGTGCGACGCAACGGGTGGTGTAGGCGTGGTGTCCGGTACGAATCCAGTCGGCTATTCCGCCCCCATCACAAGCCCTACAGGCCCACGTTGCGCCATGGGCGGCCGTAGCGGGCGGGGTGCGGGGTTGTCGAGCTCCTCTAGCGTCCGGTGTGCCGGGTGCAGCGCCTCACCCTCGACGGCATTGGCCAGGGCGATGGTGAGCGCGAGAATCACCGTCTCCGGTGTCTGGTACTGCGTCGGGGCGGGGATGTAGCGGCCCAGGCGCGCATCGGCCCGGAGGCCGGATAGGAACTGATCGAAGGGTGTCATGGTGTCCTTGGGGTAGTGGTTTGGTGCAGGTTGCCAGCCTTACCGGCGGGCGGGAAGCTTGTCCGTGTTATCCGTCTTGTCTTGGTTTTTTCCCACTGCGGGACATACACAGAAGTAAATGAAGGAGGAAAAAAGTTGGACAAGACGGATAAGTTGCAGGGTTTGAATCACTCTGACGCCGCCTTCCAACGTAGTCCGAAATAGAACCAATCACCCGAGCGTTTGCGCTCTATCCCTTTGTCGCGTAGGGTTTTAGTCATCGTGTGTGCGGTCAAGAATGACTGCCCGTTGACCTTAGACACTTCCTCGTTGAAGGTGAACAGCAGTTCATTGCAGGGAATCCGGGCGGTACCGTCCCGCTCAGTTCGGCTTTCAAGCCAAACTGACAGAGGATCGGTGGTCTCGCGGAAGGCCCGCGCCGCATCTTTCGCGGTGGCAGACTCGTAGAAACCGGAGCGCCGGAGGGATGCCAGACCCTGCAGCGCCATGTTCAGCGCGCCCGACAATTCCGCGTGGCTCTGTAGTTCGGCGTCGAGTTCGCGTTTATTCCGCCGCTCGGTTCCTTCGAACGATTTCTCGAACGGGAACACAATCCACTTGCGGAAGAATCCATCGGTGGCGTCCCCGGATCGCGGGAACGTGTTGGCGGAAAACAGCATGCGCGCGAAGGGCCGGAACTTGAACGCCGGCTGGTGCTTCCGTTCGGCGTCAACCTCGTCACACCCCACGATCATTTTGAACATGGAGGAGTCGGCCAGGTGTTGGGCCGGAAGATCGGAACTGACGTTGGCCAGCTTGCCCATTAGATCGGCCGCCGCGAAGCGATTCTCTTCGAGCTGGTGCAAGGTCTTGGAAGACACATTCGAGCGCCCCAGCAGCGCCAGAATCGCGTCAATCAGGACGCTCTTCCCGTTGCCGCCTGGCCCGAAGAATAACGCCGCCTTCTGGTAGGACATATCGGGAACCAGCAGCAGGCCGATGTACTGCCAGATGAGACGGTGAAGGTCTTCCGGTAGCGTGCTTTCGAGAAACCGGAACCATGCGGGACACTTCGCGTCGCGGTCGTACTGGATGGGGAGTTGAATCGAGCTCAGAAACTCCGGTGTGTGCTCCCGCAATACGCCGGTGCGAACGTCCACGATACCGTTCAGGACGTTTATCTCATCGAGCGGCGGGACTTCCCACAGCCGCGGGGTGTGGGCATCGCAGATATACCGCGCCACCTCATCGCCGGTGCTGGACCGCCACGATTTCAGCTTTCCCCAATCCTGCAATACATCCCGCAATTCCGTTCGGACGGCCTCTTCGGCGCCGCGCGAATAGACGCCGCCAGCGTACACATACAGGGCGCCGCCGGAGTCTTTGGCGAAGCGATAGCGGCACATGACGGCCCGGGCGAGCGACGGGACCAGGCCGAGATTCTCATCGAAGACGTCGCGCCGGTTCGATTCCGCCCATCGTACAGCCTGCCCAACCTGAGAATCGAAGTTTTTCGACTCGGAGTCACCGGGCGGTGGGTGGTGATGCATAGCGGACTTCATCAAGTCGTCAAAAGTCGCTGTATTCGCCGTACTCATGCCGCCCGCCTTTCTGATAACATCCGCTCCAACGTCGCCGCATCCTTTTCTGTCAACAGCGCGTCACCTTCGGCGTCCAGCGCTTCCAGTTCGGCCCATACATCCTCCGCCTTCGCCAGCAGTTCGATATCTTCGTTCTCGTACGCCGCGCCGTTGATGCGGTGGTACTCTTCGAGCTTCTTCCGCTTCGCCTCTCGAATCTGATTAAACGCTTCGTCGCGCCGCTCGATCAGACGTTCGGCCGCGGCCCGCGCCGCTTGCCGCCGCCGCGCAAATTCCCGCCGCTCGGCCGGCGTGTAGCTTTTACCGCTTGAGATGCCGAAATTCTGAGCCAGCCATTCCAGCGCGGTGCGCCGGTCTAAGCCGATGGCGATCTCGACGAGCGCCACGATCCCGCCGCCTACGTGGTCGCGCTGGTCATACCAAACGCCCTTGGCGCGGTCTATGGCTACGTTGTAGCCGTCGCCATTCCGCCAAAACGCACGGCCGCGGGTACCCCGTAAAGGGGCGCCGCCCGCGGCCGTCCAAACTTCGAGAATGTCGAGGTCTTCGATACGCGGCCCGGTGACCGCCGCCGCCATCAGATGAACCCCCACGCCACAATCGCCACCACGCAGAACAAGAACGCGGCGCCGTCGACCAGGTCAGCTCGCCGGGGGGAGGGAAGCGGCGTCCCTGCCGCTCCCGTCCCGATGTTGCGGTCCGTACTACTGCCCCTCCGGGGCGAGCCTGCCGTAGAAGTCAGGGATAACGTCCGGGAGATCATAGCCGCGCATCTCCGCCAGGCGACGCTTTAGCGCGATGAACTCCCGCCGGTTTAGTAGGACATCCTGTTCGTTGCCGCCGTCGTCGTCCCACATCGTAAGGGTGTAGTGAGTCGGCATCGGAGTTTCGAGCAGCCATTCAGGCGCAGGTGTTTTCCCTTGACCGGCCGGGCTCGGTTCCGTGATAATCGGGGTATTCGGCAGACTGTTTTTGGAATCGCTCGGGCGTGAGACCCCGAGCTTTTTCGTTTTTGTGGGCATGGTTTTCTCGTTGGGTTGGGTTGCAGGTTACGCCGCCTATGAAGGGCGCGCGCTGGCGACTGGAAGTGCTGCGAGCATGAGGACCTGATCCAACAACGCCGCCGCTTCTAAAACAACGGCGTCGTGTTCTTCTTCGAGTTCGGGCAACATCTCGAAGGTGATGTTCAGCACCTCATTCAATTGGGCGCCGGTCAACTGACGCAGGTTGGCCAGAATCCAACGGATCATGCGCCGTTGGTACTTCGGGTTATCGATGGCGAGGCCGGAAGTGGGGTGGGTGTCCATACCGTTTGCCTACTGCGCCGCCAGCATCCCGCCGCAGGTTTCCAGGTGGCGATGCCACGCGGCCTTAGGGATGACGAACGAACGGGAATGCCGGATTGCCGGAATCTTCCCTTCGTTAAGAAGTCGGTACAAGACGCTCCGGCCGTACGGGCATTCGCCGCTGGCTAGAAACTCGTCGGGGGTCCAAAATGCTTTGGGTTTCATTGGGGCTCCTATGCTGGATTGTTTCAGCTACCTTTTAGTATACCCGGGTTATATCGCACGTCAATAACTGATGGGTGGAATATTTCTGCTACTATCCGGTCATGGCCAGGCCGCGCAAATCAGACCCGGTGCTATCCGCTGAGAATCTGGCTATTGCCGAACTCAGATCGCGGCTTCAAATGACTCAGCAGGATTTTGCTGTCGCGCTCGGCATGTCGATTAACACCATCGCTCGATTTGAGACCGGTAGAGAGCCAAACAGCAAGAGTCTGGCGGCGTTGTCTACATTCGCGAGAGCAAATCGCCAGTTTGATTTGGCTCGGATTTTTGAATCGACTTTATTCACTCGACTCGGCCTTGTTGGCACGGAAGGGCAAATCGAGCCAGAAACGTTAAGGGTAGTCGCGAAGTACGGGAAGAATTTCTTAGCTCCCAAAATTGCAGCCGCCCTGCAACGGCGGTATTGGGAGAAAATTGGATCTGACCTCGACAAGGATCTATTGAATAGCGCGGGACTAGAACTCTTAGGCGCGAGGCAAATCATAGACGAGCTATACATCTCGGTGGAGTCCGGACAGTCTGTTCCGAGTGACGTGCTCTCCGATCACCTGTACTCTCTGTCGCAGCACATTGAAAAGTCGGTCGAATTGATTTTAAAGAAGATGGAGGAGTTAAAGCCGTGATCTCCCGCATAGACCGCCGCCCCCGAAAGAACGGCAAAGTCTCCTGGCGCGTCCGCTTCTGGAAGGGGTACGACGCCGATGGGAAGAAGGTGCAGGACTCCGAAACCTTCCACACCAAGGGAGAGGCCGAGAACTTCGTCAAGACGCTGAACAACGGCCCCGCCAGCGGGGAGGCGTCGAAGGTGCTCACCCTCAGTGGATACCTGGACCAATGGTTGCTGACGGTCGAAGCCACACGGACCTATGGAACGTGGAAACGGTACCGGAACGGCGTTGCGCCGGTCCGGAAGGCGTTGGGTGATGTTCGACTCGACAAACTCACCGCGGCCGCCCTGGAGGTCGTCTACGCTGAACTGTACAAGACGCTGGCGGATCGGACCGTACGCGAAACCCATGGGGCGATCCGCGCCGCCTTGAATCGGGCGGTGAAGCAAAAGTTGTTGGTCGTCAATCCGGCCCTGGCCTGCACGGTGCGAGCGAGCGATACCGAAGAGGCGCAGGTGTTGGACGCCCAGCAGATCGCCGCGCTCGAAGCCGCCGCCGGTGATACCTGGATGGCCGTAGTGATTCGGCTGGCGACGGACACCGGCGCCCGCCGCGGGGAACTGGCCGCGCTGCGATGGGTGGACTTGGACAACGCCGGCCGGATTCGGATCTGGCAATCACTCTGTGAAAAAGACGACGGCACGGTATTCGTGAAGCCGACGAAATCCCGCTCAGAGAGGCGCGTCACGCTCTCGCCGCGCACGTTGGCATATCTGGACATCCACCGGGATCGCCAGGCGCAGAACGCGGCCCTGATGGGCGATGGGTACCGCACGGATCTGAACTTGATTCTGGCCAATCCCGACGGCTACTACATGAAGCCGCAGACGATGGGGAAAGCCGTTCGCGCCCTGGCGGATAAGATCGGATTGCAGGGCGCCGGGCTCCACACCCTCCGCCACTCGCACGCCACGCTCCTGCTATCCTCCGGCGCGCCCCTGGCGGCCGTCTCGAAACGGTTGGGCCATCGGGATACCCACACGACGGCAAAAATTTATAGCCACGCCCTCCCAGGCGATGAAGCGAAGTTGACCAACCTGTGGGAGGTGATCCGGAAGAAGGAAGCGAAGCGGAAAAAGTCGCCCAAAATGGGGGAAAATGGGGGAACAGCCCCCGTACAGGCTAAAACCAGCCGTAAGCGCGCGAACTAGATAACAGTATTTTCAATCGGTTAGCATAGGGCGATATGGACCGTTAGGGTCCGGCTAGAGTTCGAATCTCTCCTCCTCCGCCACTAGCTTTTACCTGTAACGTGTTGATTTAAAGGGGCTTGCCGATTCGGTGGCCCCTTTCTTTTTGGTCAAATGGGGGAAAATGGGGGAATAGAGAATCCGCCCTTGCCGCCCGCCCAATTCTGCAAGCTGGCTCTCATGGTTTGAGAGGGGGCCGCTAACGGACGGCCCCCAACCACGCCGGGGGAGAAAAAGAAGAAAAGACCCCGGCGAATGTCGTTACAAATACTTGGTCAGTTCGGCGTAGGGGTTCGGCTCTGACTTGTAGGCCGTCACCAGAGCGTTCGGATTCGCGGGGAAGGGTGTCAGGCTCACTTCCTTGATTGCGCCCGCCACAATGCGCCGTACAGCGCCCGCGACGGCATCCAACAGCTTGAAGCCTACCGATAGACCCTTAGCAACGCCGGCCTTCATTCGTGCATAGGCTTCGCGCCCGCCTTCGGTATCGAGCAGTAGCCGCCCTTTTATGACGACGCCGGCCGGGGTGTTGGTGAGCTTGCCGACGCCGATGGGGTCGGACTTGTGGTTCCACAAAATGGGAACCTCCAGCCCGTCGTCGGCGGCGAAGGCGCCGGGCTCGATGCGGTCGCCCTGTGAATCGACGTTGCCGTAGACGGCCGCCAGGCCTTCGAATTCTCCGGTGGCGTCGTCCAGGCTTTTCAGTTCGAGTGGGGTATCAAGCTGCAATTGCATTGGGATCTCGTTTCTGGGGTATCTGATCGGTGCCGGGGAGGAATGGAAGGTTCTCCGCGGCGCGCACATCCGCCACGGTCAACCACGGGTTCGGCCCGCCCAGGCCCTTTTCATAGGCGGCGTAGCGTTCAACCTGCGATCCGCGCGCCATCCCGTTGGGGTCGAATTCAACGATGTGCTGTGGATCATCGGCCAGCAGCGTGCAGTTCATTTCAGACTGGATGTTTACCAGCCAGGGCGATAGCGAATGCACCAGGTAGGCGTTGAACTCGGCTTCGCTCGAAGCGTAGGCCAGGCGCGACGGGTCGCCAACTAGATGCGGACTGACCTTGAACCACCGGCAAACGTCTTGAACGGAGAATTGCCGACTCTGCAAAAACTGGCTATCCTCCGGGGAGAAAGACACCGTCTTGATTTCCATCCCGTTTTCTAAAATGGGAATCTTGCCGGCGTTCTTCGCGCCGCCGAAGCGCTGCATCAGGTAGTCCAAAAATTGAAACTTTGCCTTATCGCTCATGGCGAGTGGCGTGGTCACATACGCCGTGGGGGTGGCGTTGTTTTTGAAGTAGGAACTTCCGTGCTGCGACATCGCCAGGTCAAGCCCGATGCCCTGCCGCGCCAGCTTGATGATGGAGAGGCCGGTCAGCCCGTCCAAGCTGGGGCCTTTGATGTGGAGCACGTCGGGAAAGTCGTACCGGCGCCGGTCGCCGCGGGTGTACACCTCGTAGAACAGTTCGCCGCCTTCGGCTTTCAGCGTCACGTCGCGGGAGTTTAGCGGCCACAGGGCGATGATACGGCCCTGTAGATCTCTCTCGATGACGGTATAGCTGTTGCCGGTCAGTAAGACGGAGGCCATCATGGAGGCCCTCCACGCGTAGGAGGTCATGTAGGCGTTCGGCTTGTCATGGAGCAGCGAATAGAGAGGGTGATCCGCCGCCCGCACCTTCCCGTTATCGGTGCGACGATACACGTGGAGCGGAAGCGAAGCGACGGATTCACTCAGGAGACGGCAGCACGCCGCGACCGTCGAGCTCGCCAGGGCGCCCTCGCCGGTGATTTCAATGCCGGCCCAGGAGCTTTCGACGCCCTGCGAATCCTTCAGCCACTTGTCCGGAGTTGCGACGCCGGATTTCTGAATGAATCGGTTTATTAATTTGCGAATCATGTGTGATCTTTCAGCGCGGCGGCCGTGGGAGCAAACCCGGCCGCCGCACATTCGAGCCGTTTGGTATGGGGCGCGGCTCCCCGGCTCGAAGGTCGATTAGTCGGTGATGGCCGCGGGCGGGGTGGCCTGCGGATAGCGGGATTCGAGGAAGTAGGTCGCGCTGGTCAAGTTGGCGACGTTAGAGGCGCCGGTCTTGACCGTGATGCAATCGAAGCCGCCGGCCAGGTCCAGGGAGGCCGGATCGATCTGGAAAATCACCTGTTTGTTCTTGACGCCGGCATCGGTCGTGTAGGCGACGGCATCGGTGCGGCGGACCAGCGTATCGCTGGCGGCCGTGTCCAGGTTCGACCAGATCGGGACGGTGTTGGTGATCGCCTTCGAGCCCGTACCGGCGACGGCCGAAGCCTGTTCGACGGTGATGGCGATTGTGGCACTATTACCCTGCGCGACATCCACGAAAATGTAGGCGCGCTTCGCGTTCTTGAGGGACACATAGTCCCCGGTGCGGCCCGCGGCATCGGTGGCGTTGGGCATTGCTTCGACGATCTTGAAAACTTCGGGAAGGGATAAGCTCATGGTGGCTCCAGGTGGGGCGGCCCTCGCCGCCCCCAGTTGTCTAGGTGGCTGGAAAGGTCGAGTTTAGGAAATACCGGAGAGGACGGCGAAGGCGCGCGGGTTGAGTGGCATCCCGTCGCCGCGCCATACGGCTTTGATGAGGACCTGGTCGCGCATGAACGCGGTGTCGGCTTCGCGGCTCACCTCGATGCGGATCTGAGAGCGCAGGCCGATGAGGTACTGATCCCACTGGCCGACGATGGCGACGGTGTCGCCCACTTGATTCGTGACGAACTTGTTCAGGTCGGCGAAGTCTTTCGGCGGTACCAGCTTCGTAAGATCGGAGGCCAGGCCGGTTACGAGCTTCGCCAATTTCTTGCCAGTTGCCGGAGAATACAATGCGGCGGAGGGATTGTAGTTGTAAGTCTTGCAGGCGAAAACGGCGTCGATGAAGTCGTCGAAATCGCCCAGCGTGCCCACGCCGCTGACCGCGTTTACCCCGCTGGCATTCACCACTCCAAGCGGTTGGCCGGCGCCGGTGCCCACAATCGCGGTGCGGTCCAGTTCAAGCGCGATGGCCGACGCAAGGGCGTTCTCCACAGCGGTCTGAACGTTGGCGGCGTCCTCCAGCAACTCGGAGCTCATGCGCACGACGCAAGCGAGCTTATTGGCGCGGAAAGACGCGCGGCCAAAGGTAACATCGCTCTCCCCGATGAGAGCGTTCTCGGCCGTCCAGGCCACCGTGGGATCGCTCAACAGCTTGGCAATGTCCAGAGTCGAGGAAGTCATCGGCACGGTACCGGCGCCCGCCGCTACGACAAAACTGCGATTGCGAGCCAAATCAATCAGCCGATTGGCGAGCGGTTCGGGGACCAGAAAGCCGCCCGCGCTGGATAGGTTCGTCGACAACGTCGCCTTCCGTTCCAGTTTGGCGCCGCTCCATTCGCCGGTGACGACGCCACGGACCAACAGGCCCAGGTTCAGCCCTTCCAGTTCGCTCGGGTACTGTCCCTTGAACTGATCGGCGAACGAGTCGCCAGCCTTCAGCACCAGGTTGCTTTTCTCCGGCTTCTGGAGGCCCGCCAGGAAGGCGCGGCGGCCGTTGGACTCCCAGCCGCTCTTGATGGCGTCGACTTCGCTTTTCAAGGTGTCCAGTTGGGACTTCTCTTCGTCGGTAGCGGCGCGGTCTTCGGCGGCGATCTTCGCCACGATGCCGGTCAGGGTGGCCTGTTTGGTCACCAGGTCGTTATAGATAGTTGCACTCATGGGGGTTCCTCTCGCCTCGCGGCGATTGTTTGGGATTGGGGTGGTTTATTGGTAGCGGTGGCGCCGGCGTATCAGGCCGGGTCTATCCACCGATGGCATCTTTGGGCGTGCTGAAACTCTTTGCCGGTGCCGGTGCGAAAGGAGAATGTCGTCTCGCTGGCGGTGCTGCGGTAGTGCTTTTCGTCCAGGATGATCTTCTGCACCTGCCCCTCGTGTTTCAGAACGCGGGCGAACTCCGTAGAACGAAGAAACCCGGCAACGGTGCCGGGTTCGAGGGTAAATTTCAGGGTCATTCGGCCGCGTTCTTTTCGGAACACTCCGACGGGTTTGGTTTGCGGCATTATTCGGAGTCCTCCTCCGCCATCTTCTGTTTGGCGAGCTTATCAATGGTGTTTTTTGCCATCGAGTCGATATCGACGACGATGAAGGCGCCGGCGTTCGACGTGCCAGGTTGAACCAACTGTGAAATCGGGTCATTGGGATGGAAGAACATGGCTTCTAATTCATTTCCGCCGTGGAATATTGCGAAGAACCGATAGGTGACGGGATTATCGACTCCCATGAAGATGATGCGTTGACCGATCCCTTCCCGCGCCAACTCCACGATTTCCTTCGCCTCCATCGGCTTGATACCGATGCGGCTAATGATCTCCACTAACGCCACCGTCAACGCATCCAGCACGGAGAAGCGCCGGAACGTGCGCCCGCCGGCCTTCACTTGGGTGAAACCGACGACTTCGGCGTTGCACCACTGTTGAAGCGTTGCACGCTGTACGCCGGTTGCAGCAGCAACCAGGTGCGCGCTCATTGTAGCGTTGGCGAGTTCGTCGGTGATCTCAGCTTCCCGCTGTTGCATCGTTTTGGTAGTCATGTCGTGGGGATCCTTTGGGACCCTGTTAGATCCCTTCGGGCGGCCGTGCCGCGTGCGCCTCTCGGTCGAGGACTTTGCTGGTATGCAACAATGATGATAGATTCCATCATCGATTGCAAGAACTATTTTCAGGTTTTTTCGGCCCCGGCAAAAAACCTCAAAGTTGGGAAAAACTCGCACGTGTGGGCCTAGGTGGTGTAGGCGCCAGGTTGGGTACGAATCATTTCCCGTTATGGATTTCGGGGCGGGATGAGCGGAGCTCAACGGGTGGTGTAGGCGTGGTGTCCGGTACGAATACAGCGCGCCGGCCGCAGTCGGCTACTCCGCCCCCATCACAAGCCCTACAGGCCCACGTTGCGCCATGGGCGGCCGTAGCGGGCGGGGTGCGTGGTTGTCGAGCTCCTGTAGTGTCCGGTGTGCCGGGTGCAGGGCGTCACCCTCGACGGCATCGGCCAGAGCGATAGCGAGAGAGAGAATCACCGTCTCCGGTGTCTGGTACTGCGTCGGGGCGGGGATGTAGCGGCCCAGGCGCGCATCGGCCATCAGGCCACGCATGAATGCTTTGAATGGGTCCATCTGATTTGCTCCTTCGGCTTCTCGCCGGTGGTTTGCTGTGACAGTCTGTGACAGTAGTGACAGTATGCTGTGACAGTCTTAACTGCTTTATTTTCAACAACGTGACAGTTGTGACACTATAAAGGCGATCCTCAAACCCTATAGTGTTTTTTACCGCCCTGTTTTTTCTCACTACACACACGGTTTATACTGTCACTACTGTCACATTAAACAAAACAAAGGGCTTACTACTGTCACAACTACTGTCACAACTACTGTCACAACTACTGTCACAACTACTGTCACAGAGGCGCTTTATAACGCCGCGAACCACTTCCGGATACCCGGTACTGCTTCCACTTGAGGTGTGACAGTGCTTTCACGACAGCGTTAGCGTCGCGCTGTTGCCACATTTGCGGAGGTTTATCGAGGCAATTAATCAGCACTTCGGCAACGCTCACATCCGTCTTTTTGTTCTCGGTGAGCCATACTGCTATGCTGTCATCCCAGGCGCCGGGCTCATACCGCGCTTCCTGTTCTTTTCGCGCCGCTTTCCCGTTCTCGTCGTCAACGATCCACCACGGGGTTCCACGGTCAAACTCATGGACAGCTTCGGCCCACAGTTGATCCCGTACCGCCTTGATGCCGTCGGCGTCAATCACTCCGCATTCTATCGGCCAGAACCGCCGCGATCCGGTTTCGTCCTGCAGGTAGTTAGTCTTGTTCGTCGTGCCAGCGAAGACGCACTGCCGTGGGAAGTCCATCACCATGTGACCGTACGGAAGCCGGAAGCGGTTCGAGGCAGAAGACATGAACGCCTTCACTTTGCCCGCCTCACGCCCCTTGATATGCGCGTCAAACTCCGCAATTTCAACGATCCAAACTCCGTTGCACTCCTGCAGGGAATCCTTGGTTCCGATGTCTGACATGCGGTCTGCGAACCAATCGCGAGTAGGCAGCAGGTTCCCAAGAGCAGTACTCTTTTTCTCACCTTGCCCGCCCTCCAGGATGATAGCCGTATCCACCTTCTCGCCAGGCCTCTTGATGCGCGCCACGGCCGAGATAAGCCACATCTTAGCGAACAGACACTCGACGTCTTTCTCAGCTCCTAAATATGTTTTTGCCCATTGTGCGATGCGGGGGCGCCCGTCCCATTTGAGACCATTGAGGTATTCCCGGACAGGGTGAAACCGCCGCTCTATCGCTACCGTCTGTGCTGCCTCACCAGCTATAGCGGTGTTCACATTGACGCCGTTCTTCTGCAGCCAGCAGGTAGTCCTAGACGTGTCGGGATCGGTCCATAGTCCCGGCTGGCGAGTGAATGGTGGTTTCCTAGCTGCCACAATCCGACATGCAAACTCATCGAACGCCAGAACGCCCGCCCATTCCTTTGCATGCGTGAGTGCGGTAACAGCGTTGACCAGATTCGCTAACGCCGGTGGCGTTTCCCCTGCCGCCTGTTGCGCCTTCGTCGCCTTCTTACGGATGAGCAGGTTGCGCCAATCCTCAACCACGCCTGCGGTATCCGCTGGCGCCCCCTCACCAGTCGGAACTAATACCGGACCTGGTGCGGGAGCGGGAGCGGCTTTTGTCTGGAAGCGTGCCGACTTGCCGGGCGGCTTCGTGCATACCGAGCGGCTGATACGGTCAAGGTCAGCGTCCGGCAGCGGCGGCACGCAGCGCGCGTTGGCGGCCGTCAGCGCGGCGCGAATCTCCGCGGCCTCGAACGAGTGCGCCCGCATCGACGCAGCGAACTTGTAGAGCGCGTTGTCGCGTTGGCCCTGCGGAATTACGGCCGGCATTGAGAACTTTTTATTGGTCTCGCCGGTCTTCATCGCCATATCGACCAACCACGGCGGAGCTTCCATAAATGGACTGTTCGGAACATCGCCGTCACAGTCGATCCATCGGTATTGTCCCGGCCGCGTTCCTGCCTTTTTGCATCCTGCCGGGTGCTTGTCTACGGTCTCACCACATGACGTACAGATAACCGTTTCTGACGGCGCCGCCATGATGTATCCGCCGATACCGCGGATATCGACGCCGGGGGCGATCTTACCTGCGCTGTTCTTGATAACCGCGCCTGAGGGCATACGGTACAGCAGATGCCGCCCGCCGCGCCCGGTTACGGCTTCATGCGGGGATGACAGTTCGTTCGCCTCCAGCCACGGCATACCATCGGGATCGATGTCGACAACCCAGAACGCCCGGCCTGTGGCGAGACCAATGTTTGCGGCCGGCGTCTTCTTCCACCACTGGCGAATCTGATCGGCGTCAATGGTCGCATCGAGGCCTCCGTTGCCGCCGTCTTCCTTGGATAAGAGCGGCACTTTGGACCTGGGAGCGAGTGGGAACACTGGCCAGCCTTTCGCCGCATACGCCAGCGCAACGCGCAGCATATCCGGTTGCGGCCGCGTCGCCGCCGCCGTACTCATCGGGCCCCCTTGATGCGGTTATTGATAGCTTCGAGAGCTTCCACGGCTTCGCGTAAATCGGCAGTACTGCCGATGGTTTTTATGACCCGGACCTGCCAGTTCAGGGAGTTGGCTTCGATAGTCCGCGCGATGCGGAGGAAGCCTTTCGCCCGTGGATCAGAAGCCTGTTGACGGAGGCATATATCCTTGGGTACACTCCGGGTGTACGAATCGATGGTCATTGCGTGAGCGTCCTTTCGTTCGAATTCAAGCCCCCACTGTTTGCTCCAGTTGGGGCTTTACTTTTTATGATGTTTATTTTACGGCATGAATCGGCCCTGTTCGCCGTGTTCCTGTTTTGGGGCATCATCTCGACGCGCCGCGCCTACTGAATCTCGGCTTCCAGCTCGGCTCGGTTCTTTTCGATCAACTCCAGTAGGATTGCGCTTACCGACGATGCCGCGCCGGGGATGCGGTTTCGTTTCCGCTTATGCGCCACGTCGGCAACCAAGTTGAGCGCCCACGTCGGGATGCTGATTCCGGTGGTGACGATAGCGGTGTTGGACTCGCCGCCGTCTTTTGTCTTGGTGGCCGCGGCCAGGGCTGGGGATAGTGGGGTACGTTTTGCCATAGTTAACAATACAACACTTGACGTTCTGTTATTTGATGACGTGCGCGGCCAGATCCCGTATATCCTGATGGGCCTGCGATTCAGGAGCGTACTCGCCTATCCACTGCCCAGCGCTGAACGCATCCACCAGCGCGGCCCGCTGGCTAATCGTCGGTCCGATAGGCTCACCGAGGGAAGATAGTACGCCCTCGATCTCCCGGCCGCTTGCCGTCCGCCGATCCACACGCGACGGAACCAACAAGCACCGCGGCCCGCCGTCCTTCCGGGCAGCGCGGGCGCGGTCGATTAATGCCAGGGCGCTCGATGTCGCGGCCAGGTCTGCACCGCTGGCGCCGATGGGAACTATGGTTAGGTCTGCCAGCCCGATAGCCGCTTCCGTTGCGGCCGCGATACGTGGCGGGCAATCGATAACCGTGACGCCGGCGGGCAAGCTCGAAACACGTCGTATCCATCCCTGCACTTCGCGCGCCGACTCCAGCGGCATGGCGTGGCACTTCACTGGCAGACGGCCGGCCGCCGCCCATGCCGTGGCTGTCCCTTGGTCATCGGCGTCTATGAGCGTGACAACCTTTTGGCGGGTTGAAATCTCGCACGCCAGATTTACGGCGATAGTCGATTTCCCCACGCCGCCCTTCAGGTTCACAACGGCAATGATCATGCTTAAAGATTATCACAATTGACGTGATGCGAATTATTGTATTGACAACTAACAACTCACGAACTATCGTTATGTCATCAGGTTATTTCGTCCTCCGGCGTCTTGATGGTCTGGTTCCGGTAAGCACCATTATGTAAACCGGCGTTATCAATCCCTTCAACAACTTGCGCACTCGACCACAACGGCCGGGTGCGCAAAGTGCTTTACGGGGTGCCCGCAGCCTACATCTTGTGGTTTCAAATGTTCCAACTTGCGACAAATCAAAAATTCCCGCCCAGTTTCCGAGGCGGGGTCAGAGGCAAACATGAAGAAGCCGCACTCACGGCGACGGCTAGCCGCTTGCCGGGGAGCAACCCCGGCGAAAGTCGTTACAGATATTTGGTGAGTTCGGCGTAGGGGTTCGGCTCTGACTTGTAGGCCGTCACCATGGCGCTGGGATTGGCCGGCCAAGGGGTTAGTGACACCTCCTTGATAGCGCCGCTCACAATGCGCCGTACAGCGCCCGCCACGGCATCCAACAACTTGAACCCGATGCTGAGGCCCTTTGCAGCTCCGGCGCGCAACCTTGCATACGCCTCGCGCCCGCCTTCGGTATCGAGTAGCAGCCGCCCTTTGATGACGACGCCGGCCGGGGTGTTGGTCAGCTTGCCGACGCCGATAGGGTCGGACTTGTGGTTCCACAAAATGGGAACCTCCAGCCCGTCGTCGGCGGCGAAGGCGCCGGGCTCGATGCGGTCGCCCTGTGAATCGACGTTGCCGTAGACGGCCGCCAGTCCTTCGAATTCTCCGGTGGATTCGTCCAGGCTTTTCAGTTCGAGCGGGGTATCAAGCTGCAACACGGGGTACCTCTTTCTGGGGTAGCTGATCGGTGCCGGGGAGAAAACTCAAATTTTCGCTTTGGCGAACGTCGGCAATAGTCAAGAATCCAGCGGCGAGACCTTGAGCGTAGGCGTTATATCGGTCAACCTGACTGCCTCGGGCGATTCCATTGCTGTCAAACTCGACAAGCAGGTCGGTATCTTCCGGCAGCAAGACAAGATTCATTTCCGATTCCATCTCGCGCAGGTGGGGCGCCAGGGAGAATGTCAGGAATGCGTTATATTCCGCCTCGGAAGAATTGTAAGAGGTTCGCGACGGGTCCCCTACCATGTGTGCCGAAATTCGGAACCAACGGCAGACGTCAAAAACCGAAAATTGGCGCGATTGGACATACTGGGCATCTTCGGACGATAGCCCGATCTGCTTTAATTCGGTGCCGTTCTCCGCAATGGCGATCTTGCCGAAATTGTCAGCCCCGCTATTCGATGCCTTCCACGCCTCGATGATTTGCGCGCGCTGTTCTTTGGACAGAGCGTGAGGGGTTTGCAATACAGCCGACGGCCGCATCTGATTCCGATACAGAGCCGCGCCGCCGCGGGCGATGGCCAGGTCGATGCCGATTCCCTCGCGCGCCATGCTGATGATGCTGCGGCCCTTGACGCCGTCTGTGGTGGGACCGCGGAAATGGAGGATGTCGCCGAATTGGAACGTCTGTTTCTCGCCCTTGATGCGAACCTCGTAGACCAAAGTTCCTCCTTCGGCCTTGACCTGCACGCTGTCCGGGGAGAGAGGCCACAGGGCAACCACTTCGCCGCTTAGGTCGCGATCCACGATGCTGTACGCGTTGCCGTGGAGGATCTTGTCGAGAATCATTTTGACCCTCCATGTGTAGGACGACATAAACGGATTCGGGCGCTCGTGTAGGACTTTGTACAGCTGTTTTTCGCGTGCCCGTACTTTCCCATTCTGTTCGCGTTTGAACAGATGCAAAGGCAGGGAAGCGACGGATTCGGACAAGAGCCGGCAGCACGCCGCCACGGTCGAGCTCGCCAGGGCGCCCTCCGCCGTGACGGTGATCCCGGCAGATGACTCTTCGACGCCCAGCGCGGCCGTCAGCCACTTGTCCGGAGTTGCAACGCCGGATTTCTGAATGAATCGGTTTATCAGATTTCGAATCATGTTTATCTTTCAGCGCGGCGGCCGGGAGCAACTCGGCCGCCGCGCATTCAAGCCGTTTGTTGTGGGTGAGGAGGGAACCCCGGCTTGAAGGTCAATTAGTCGGTGATAGCCGCGGGCGGGGTGGCCTGCGGATAGCGGGATTCGAGGAAGTAGGTCGCGCTGGTCAAGTTGGCGACGTTAGAGGCGCCGGTCTTGACCGTGATGCAATCGAAGCCGCCGGCCAGGTCCAGGGAGG